GACGATGTATTGATCAGTTTATTCCTAGTTTTCCTGGGATTTTCAGTTTTTGTAGGCGGTGCAAACTTTGGCCTTTTCCGCGTAACAAAAGGGCAACGCAATGACCAATGAGCTAAAGCCTTGCCCGTTGCCTTGGTGTGATGGGGTGTACCCACCAGAAGAACACAACGGATGGGGTTCGTCGGACAGCCATGTATATTGCGGATGGTGCGAGTTTGGCCTTGAGGAAAAGATCACCGTAGCTAAATGGAACCACCGCCCACTTGAACAACAGCTAATTGAAGCGCTGGAGGAATGTTACGATTACTTTGACGGGCGAGCGGACGCTGACTGCGATGAGCTAGGCTACATTCCTAACACTGAGATGAGAATGAGCTTACTTGTGCAAGCAGCACTTAAAAAGGCTGGCGTAGAATGCCCAACGCCAGAAAATGAACCAAACAAGAAAGATAAACCATGACCCCAGAACAATTAGTACGACACCTCACCGCCTCAGGCGAAATCAAAGACCGCCTTCGCCTCAAAATAGCGGATGCCGTACAGGAGGCAATAACTGAGCTATTCCTGGACGCGGATGAACTTACTAGCCTTACCACCTCAGAGCGTAACTTAGGCAAAAGCTTAATCTGCCTAGACATACACAATCTGTCCACCAGAACAGCAAGCGAGGCCGTGAAAGATTTCGCGGAAAACTACGAGGCAAGCCGTGACAAGGGATGAACAAGAGGCCAAGTCAATTCGCTACGGGCCCAAGACTAACCGCGTTGTAAAGCTTAGTTCAGGTGCTTGGGCGTTGTTCGACTATGGGTTCCGCGTACTATCCATACGCCCAACATTTGCCGAACTAGAACCGTTCTACACCCCAACAACGCCGCCGCCACCAAAAACAAAACTAATACCCGCGCCACTCCCTGACCTTGATCTAGACCTAGACCTGGATTTAGACATAACCATTTAAGGAGCCCTCATGGGACTACCAAAAGACATAAACCAGTACGTCGACATCGCCGCTATTGCGTCCAAATTTGCTGACGGTCGCATGGGCCGCTTGGAGTTTGAAAACAAAAAACTCCTAATATCTTGGCGGCAGCGTTTCTACAAATACCGGAAACTATTTGGCGATCAACAGCTAAAAGAAACCGGCATTCGCTCAACCCCCTGGGATGGCATTGTCTTATCCCAAGCACCTGACAGCGAAACCACTATCATCCTTAACTGGCACAAAACCCCCGAGTTCATCCCTGCTGACAACCCTGCGCCAGCCCCCGCCCCTATCGCCACTGTTGGTGATTTAGGATTAGAAACAACCGCTACCCCATCGCCCGCTGAAATCATGGCGAACATAGACAAATTAGCAAAGGAGTAATCTGATGTCATTCAAACTAACGAGTGAACAAACCGCAATCGTTTCGGCTTACGCCGACACCACTGACAATCTATTAATCCGTGCTAGAGCGGGGGCGGCCAAAACTTCCACCCTTACTCTAATGGCCGAGGCAGTGAATTGCAAAACCCTATGCCTAGCCTTCAACAAATCCATTGCAACGGAAATGACTGAACGAATGCCAGCTTGGGTGGAGTCCCGCACCCTCTCTGCCTTGGGCTACCGTGTCTGGGCATCCCGCTTAAACCGCCGCCTCAAGATGAACGATAACAAACTCTACCGCCTACTGGCCAACGAACTCGACACCCTAACCCCGGCGGAGCAGGTAGCGTATCGCGACATCTTCCGCGATCTACTCACCACCCTAGAACAAATGAAAACACTCGGCGTTTGCGACAGCGAAGCTTTCCCCCGAGCAACCCCTCTCGTCACCTTAGACGACTTCTTCACCAACCGCTCCGAGTTCGAATTTACCCAAGCTGAGATGGCTCTACTCACCTCCGTCTACAACGCCTCGATGAAACTAGGTTTCAAAGGTGAGATAGATTTCGCAGACATGGTCCTCCTCCCTGCTTTATTCTCCTGCCAGTGGCCAGTCTATTCCTGCGTCATGGTTGACGAGGCGCAAGACCTATCTCCGCTCAATCACGTAATGCTGCAAAAACTAACCGCCAAACCCTCCACCCGCTTAATAGTAGTTGGCGACGATCTTCAGGCGATTTATGGATGGCGAGGTGCAGACACCGCATCCTTATCTACCCTAGCCTCCCATCACACTTTTGTTGAATTAAAACTGACAACATCATTCCGGTGTCCTGTGTCAGTCATCCGTGAGGCCCAAACTCACGCCGAGGACATCCGCGCATGGGACCAATCGGACGAGGGTGAGGTTACCTACTATCCCGACTGGGACCCGACCAATCTACCCCCAGGCTCAACCATTATCTGCCGCAACAATTCCCCACTATTCTCTCTAGCCATCTGGATGCTAACCAAAGGCGTCTATGCAAAACTGGTCGGCAACGATCTCGCCCTACAGTTGAAAAAAACCATGGCCAAACTAGGTAAGCCCAACTCTTCTCGCCAGCTTGCTTTGTCCAAACTATCCTCATGGGAGTCGAGGGAAAAGTCACGTTCCAGGAATAAAAGTCTGGTGGAAGAAAAAGCCACCTGTATGCGGTTATTTCTACGAAACACTGAAACCCTGGGCGACGCGCAGATGTTGCTTGAGAAAATCCTAAGCTCAACCGGTTCCGTTTCCCTGATGACGGGGCACCGCGCCAAGGGACTCGAGTTCCCTCACGTCTACTTCTACAAACCTGAACTAATCAACCGCGAGGATAGTAAACAAGAAGCAAACCTTTTCTATGTAATTCAAACCCGAGCCTTGCGCTCACTAAACTACGTCAACGACTCATTTAGGGAGAATGAAAATGAAAACACTTGAAGAATGTCTGACCATCGTGGGCAAAATCCACGCTGACCCGAAGACACCACTATTAACCGCTGTATCCACCGACGCCGAGGGTATTCAAATCGAAACAGACGTTGAAGCTTTTTACGCCGCCCTACCTGAAGAGTTCAGATCGCGTGTGTCCGTACAGGCAGTAGACCACCTCATAGCGCATCTCTTACTCAGTTGGCGCGAAGTTGCATCATCTGACCGCGACCAAGAAGAGTACATAAAAGCAGGATTAACTGTGGTTGCGTTGGGACTGTACTATCTAAGCAGCGCTCACTTCGGCACCCTGTTTCAAAAATCATACGACGAAGCAATGGCGACGAAGCAACCAATTCCTGCCGCAGAAACAATTCAATAATGAGATAGGTATGGTTCGGTTTACCGTGCAACGGACCATATCCCCTCAACAACCCCGTTGACATTTCATCCCGGATCATTTACGTTAATCGGGCATGAATGCAAAAAGTCCATAACCAAGGAGATATCCAACATGGCAGATAATGAAACTAAACTAGCAGCTAACCAACGCGAAATCACTGTTTCCGGCGAAGTATTCATCTTCACAAATCGTTACGAAGCTGGCCACCCAGTAACGGAAAACGAAGCGCGGGCACTGAACCAAGTTCTTTCTGAAAACATCCGCAACAACGTCGCATCTAAAGTCAAGGACGAAGAGACTCCTTTCGGTCAAAAAGACTTTGACGAATACGCAACTGGTTATGAATTTAACGCAGCATCTGTACGCCGCGCCAAGCTTGACCCAGTTGAAAAAGAAGCAATGAAAATCGCTAAGATGAAAGTTGCGGAAGCAATCAAGGCGGCTGGTTCAACCGTTAAAGCGTACACTGAGTCTGATGAAGGCAAAGCGAAGTATGCAGAAAACGTGGCCAAAGTTGCTGAAAATCCGAAGGTTATCGATCTGGCTAAAAAGCGTATTCGCGAAGCTGTCGAGCTTGAAGATCTAAAACTTTAGTACCTGCGAAGTCCACACCGCAGTGCTAAAACGATGGAGGGCAGTTTGACTGGTTCTGCCCTCCATCACTTACCCAGTCAATCATCAATCGGAAGTACCTCTTATGCCTCGCAGAAAAGATAAATCAGTGGAAGAATTAAAACTACTTCTACAAGCTGACAACGCTGAGATTGGTATTAAGGTAAAATCAAACAACGCAGCTCTTTTACGCAATCGCCTATACGCAGTACTACGCGCTAACCGGGGCGATTTCACAAACGAGTTAACATTAACCCCTGATCCAGCTGATCCGACAATCCTTGCTATTGTCCACAAGGAGAAATACCATGAGTGAGGAACTCACCAAGCACACCCTAAACCTCCGCAAAGGTGATTTTGATTATCTCAAGGGGGTGTACCCAAAAGTAGGGTCGAGTGCAGTAATTCGCAAATTGGTTTCCCGCCATGTTGACCAACTAAACCGTCCAGTTTCCTCAGGCGAAACAACTGAAATTAAAGTGGAGCTAATCAAATGAATGACAGTACAATCTATGAACTATTTCAACGCAACCCTGTTGAGTACTCTCCCAGCGATATCGACAGCATCATTGAGAAGTTTCGCGAAAAACGGAAGAACTTTGATTTAACTGGCACCAGTGCTAAAGTTGAAGCTGACCCCAAAAAGTCCAAGGCGAAGAAAGAAATGCAACAGCTTTCCTTAGACATCAAACTGTAGAACTGAAAGGCCGCACCATGTCAGTCACTCCATCCTCTCAACCCAATGGCTCGTTCAATAGCGAGGGTAAACAATTTATCTGGGATGCAACCAGCATCACAATGGCGCAGGAATGTCCGCGCAAGTACCAGCTATCTATGTTAGAAAATTGGCGCAGTAAAAACCTATCCGTCCACCTTTGGTTCGGCGCCCATTTCGCCAGTGTCCTTGAATTATTCTACAAAGACATCGTGGCAAAAGTTGACCGCGAGCAAGCTATCCACAATGGCGTCAAGTATCTCCTAAACGAAACTTGGGACCAAGAAACAAACCAACCTGACACATTCACGGACACAGCTAAAACTCGCGAAACCCTCGTCCGTACATTCATCTGGTACGTTGAGCATTATAAAGATGATCCGGCTGAGCTTTGGGTAACCCCCACTGGCGAAGCAGCCGTTGAACACTCATTCGTAATCCCAGTCAACGCCAACATCTTCTTCGCTGGGCACCTCGACCGGATTGTAGAATACTCCGGCGGACGCTATGGCATGGATCAGAAAACATCCAAAGGCGTTATCTCCCCGGCTTACATGAAGCAGTACATGGTTAATAACCAGATGTCAATGTACACATGGGCGGGTCAGGTCGTATACGATACCGAACTCAAGGGTATGATTATTGACGGAGTACAAGTCGCCGTAGGCTTCAACGCTTTTCATCGCGGCTTCACCTCACGCACCCAAGCTCAACTAACCGAGTGGGTCAATGACACTCTGATCACAATCGATCAAATCCACCAGTACACCGAGAACCAGTATTTCCCTATGAACCCAACCAGCTGCAACAACTACGGCGGCTGCATGTTCCGTGAAGTTTGCGGGCGGCACCCAGGAAATCGCAAACAATTTCTCAAAGCGGATTACAACCAAGATCAACAGTGGGACCCATCACATGCCCGGTAAGAAAAAACGTTCACATACACAAGCTCAGCGGCTCGCCTCCTGTCGTAACAACATACTTCGGAATGCAGCGGCTTTGCAATCAGCCTTACTTCGCTTACAAAGAGAAGAAATAGGACGAGGCGAAGACCAAGCAGTTGAAGAGTGTTTAACCATTGTAGGCACTCAGATTACTAACATCAAACAATTCTGGAGTTAACCCATGCCGGGACTAGACGAACACAAATCTTCCTCCATCACCAAGATGATGCTTATTGGTAACAGTGGCACAGGCAAAACTTCCGCCCTGCTTTCCCTCGTCGAGGCGGGGTACAAACTTCGCATCATCGACACTGACAGTGGCCTTGACATCCTCGCCACGTTGATCCGCCAGCACTGTCCAGACAAACTCAAAAATGTATCTTATGTCAACTGCCGGGACAACTACAAAGTATCAGGCACTAACGGCCTCCGCGCCACACCTAAAGCTTGGACACGTATTTCCAAACTACTAGGCAAGTGGGAAGATGAAACTATCCCTGCCGAGTGGGGAGAAGATTACATCCTAGTGATTGACTCACTAACAGGCGCAGGCAAAGCGGCTTTGAATTGGGCGAAAGGTCTCAACCCCAACGCCAAAGATGGCAGACAATGGTACGGCGCGGCGCAGGAGTCCATCGACAACATGTTGGACATGTTAACCAGCGACGAGTTTAACGCCAACCTAATCATAATCACCCACGTTAAGCAAGTCGAGCTTGACAATGGCGTGATGGTTGAAGTTCCGACTGCGGTAGGCTCAGCCCTATCAACCCAGATCGGGAAATACTTCAACAACGTAATCTGCTGCACTAAGTCAGGCAGCGGAGATAAAGTCAAGCGGGAGCTTCGAACAATTCCCACTTCGACTATGGACCTGAAGGCGTCAAACCCTACGGTCGAGCCTAAGTATCCCCAAGTCGGGGGACTGGCTACAATGTTCGAAACACTACAGAGCACGAAAGGATAACTACATGGCTCTCGATTTTGATAAAATGCTGGAAACTAAAGCGGGTGACGTTGAACGCCCAGTTCCTGCCCCAGTCGGCACGTACATCATGCGTGTTAACAAGGTGCCCGCAATGGACACTATCGCTGACGGCAAGTATAAAAAAGTCACATTCAATCTTGTTGGCGTTGAGCCGACCGAGGATGTTGAAGATGAGTTCGCTGAATGGCCTGGAAATATCGACAGCGTTCGGGTTCGCAATGACTTCTTGTTCAACCTAGAAGACGAGGACGCTTTCGCAAAGACTGAGTTCGCAATGACTAAGTTCCTAACGGAGCATCTTGGTCTGGATGAAAATCTTTCTTTGGGCGAGTTGTTGAATGAGTCTGCAAACTGTCAGTGCATGGCGGCAATCAACCACTGCGAAGACAAAAACGACCCAGAAAACAAATTCCTAAACGTTTCAAAAACTGCTCCGGTGGAGTAACAGTCAACAAATTTGGGGGAGCCTTTGTTCCCCCATTTTTTAAGGAGGAATAAATGACGACCGAATTGAAAAAATTCACCAAGGCTGAGTTAGTCGCTCGTGTAACCTCGGTGCAGAAAGATTTACGCGGCGAAAAAGATCGCGTTAGTAATTTACGCGCCAGTCTCGATCGTGCAGCAAGTCAAAATGAGTCCCACGAAAAGCGGATCAAGGGGATGCTGGCTGCGAGCGATATGCTTGTTAAAATGCAGGTTGAAGACACTACTCGCTTACGCTACTGGCGTCGTGCGTTTCTACTAACCTTCGCAGCCCTTTGCGGAACCCTCGCAGCCATGGCTGTTTTCGTCTTCTACTACCTCGGAGCTTAATCATGGATTACGTATACTACTACATCTGGTCTACTAGCGGTTCAGGCTGGCTAGGTAAGATGAACACCTTCACCACTGATCTAACCGACGCTAAACAGTTCAAAGAGAACGAAGCGTTCGCCAAGGTCAGCAAATCAGGAACCGACGCAACCACAGCCGTTCCTAAACTTATCGCAACCCCTGTAGGATTTGTAAAGTAAGCTTATGCAATACGCCATCGACGCCATCACAGTAGTTCGCGCCTCACGTCAGCGAAGAGAAATAACCGCCGACAGTATTGAGCGGATGAAACTATCCTTAGTTGAACAGGGGCAAATCTCCCCCGTATTGGTTGATGAGGATGGCGTACTGCACGCAGGGGAAACCCGTTACTTAGCCGCCAAAGAACTGGGCTGGTCCCATCTCGAGGTAGTTGTTCGCGAAGGTCTTACCGAGTCCGATGGAAAGCTAATCGAACTTGCTGAGAACTTAGTTCGCACCGATCTACCTTGGCAGGATCAATGCGCCGCCGTGGCTGAAATTCACGAGCTACTCAAAGCCAACAACCCAGATCATGTTGCGGACGATACAGCCCACTGGTTGAACATCAAATCGCGTGGAACAGTAACGCGCATGTTACAAATTCACAACGAAATCGCTGAAGGTAACGAACGCATCACTTCAGCGTCTGGAATTAAAGCCGCAGCTAATATCATAGCGCGATCAAATGCACGTAAGAAAGACAGCATCCTAGCTGAGTTAGACAACCCTGCCCCGACCTTTACACACACATCATCCGACCCCCTTGCCCCCCCTGTTGAGGGCGTACATATACCACTGGAGTTAGAAGACGATAAGGTTTCCCCTACCCTCCCTTACCTTAACGCCGACTTCCTCCAGTGGTTCCCTACTTATTCTGGCAAGAAATTCAACTTCCTTCACTGTGATTTCCCTTACGGAGTAAACGCGGACAAACAAGCCCAAGGTGCAGCAGCCGCAACTTATGCCTCCTACGCAGATACTTTCGAGGTTTACGACAAACTACTAACTGGTCTAGCCGAAGCAATGCCTGTGATCGTAGCCGAGTCTGCTCATATGGTTTTCTGGTTCAGTATGGATTACTACACCGAGACAAAAGAACGGTTGGAAGCTATGGGTTGGTCAGTGTCTCCCTTCCCGCTAATCTGGCATAAGTCAGATAACAAAGGGATGCTACCTGACCCCAACCGCCAACCTCGTCGCACTTACGAAACAGCTTTCTTCTGCACACGAGGTGATCGGAAACTTGTCGGCCCTGTGGCTAATTCATTCGGACACCCAGGCGGCGATAAATCAATCCACATGAGTGAGAAACCTCGCATCATGCTGCACCACTTCTTCCGCATGTTAGTTGACGAGTACACCGTTATGCTTGACCCAACAGCTGGCAGTGGTAACGCGGTGAAAGAAGTTATTGAAATGGGCGGCGAAGCTTTGGGCCTGGAAATCAGCGGGGAAATTCACGAGACAGCCGTGGAGAGTTGGTAATGCTTATTCTAACTGAGTTCTTATCCCGCGAGGAAGACTTCAACGGTGGCGCACTTACAGACAAATCCTCCTACAAGTTCAAACAGTACCTAGCTCAAGCTGGCATCAAACCTGATCTTATCCACCCCATCATCCCCGAGGTGACTTCTTACTATTCCCTCCTTGGGCGTAAGATCGAGTCTGCCGCAGGTCTACCGGAAGTCGAGCACAACAAATACCTGCGTGAGCGATATGCCCACCACCTAACCAATCTTGACAAACTAATACTGGAACGCAGACCAAACTTAATCCTAGCTCTCGGCTCCCTTGCCACGGCAGTAATGTTTGGGGAACGTGTGGTTGACCGTGTTCGCGGTACTATTGGGATTGGCCGAGGTGGTGTTAAAACCATAGCAACCTACGCTCCCAGACAACTTCACATCGAAGCGCAGGTCTGGCCTATTGTACTAAGCGATCTAGCTAAAGCAAAAGCTGAAGATGAATTTCCAGAAATACGCAGGAAGCCCCGCAAGATTTTTGTCGAACCTACTCTTCACGACATCCGGCAGTACATAGATCAACGCTTGCGCACGGCAGACCATATCTCAATCGATATCGAAACAGCGGGGGACCAAATAACCTGCATTGGTTTCGCCCCAACTCCCGACGAGGCTCTGGTCATCCCATTCTACGCACACAACTACCCAGACCAAGCATACTGGCCGGACCTTAATCAGGAAATTGAAGCTTGGCGGTTGGTTGAGGAAATTTGCAACCTACCCGTACCTTCCATCGGCCAGAATTTCCTTTACGATATGACATTCCTCTGGGCTAACTACAATATTCCAGTACCACACTTCGCTCACGACACAATGCTGCTTCACCATTCACTCCAACCTGAGTTGAAAAAAGGCCTCGGCTTCATCGCCAGCCTGCACTTAAACGAAGCCAGCTGGAAACATATGCGCGCAAACGTAGGCACACACAAAGACGGAGACACTGAATGATTTACCTCGCCAGTCCTTACTCACACGATGACCCTCTAGTTCGCCAAGAACGATACGAGGCAGCCCGCGACTACATCGGCAATCAGATCGTAGTGCACAAACTATCAGGCTTTAACCGTCTTCCCGTTATATACTCCCCCATCGTTCACTTCCACCACATTGGCATCGAACATGAGTTGCCTCTCGATTATCAGTCATGGGAATACATCAACGACACAATGCTAGGTCTCGCCTCCCAGCTTCGCATTCTTCAAATCCCTGGTTGGCTTGAGTCCGAAGGTATTAAGCATGAGATGGAGTTCGCCATGCTTCACAAAATTCCTATGATTTTGGTCTAGTCCTATGCGAGTAATTGAAACAGAAAAGTTAGACAACGAAGCCATCCAGTCTCTGTCACAAAACGAGCGTGATTGGGTTTACAACGGCCTTGATTGCTGCCTAACCTTCGCGGTGTTCAACGAGATACATCCGCAATTAGGCAAAGAAACAGCGGTGACTTATGACATTGAGTCACAATTAGTCGGCCCTATCCTCGATATGACTTTGCGCGGCTGCCTTATATCACCCACCAAGCGCCAGCAAGCCATAAGCGAAATCAACCAGATAGTGCTGCGCCTCGAGAAGAACCTCAACCGCATTCTGATAGATGGGCTAGGGTACAAGAAAGTCAACCCCCAGTCACCAAAGCAATTACTCGACTTGGTCTATGGTGTCTTGCAACTCCCAGTGAAAAAGAAACGTAAATCAAACGGCAGCTACGGCCCGTCAACAGATCGTGATACGCTGGAAACCCTAGCGGCCACCCACATCTACGCTTCAGTAATCATCAATCACATCCTCGCCATCCGGGATTGGCGTAAACAACTCAGCCTAATCAAAACCCCTCTCGACAAGGATGGGCGTATCCGTGCCAGCTATAACATCGCCGGGACAAACACAGGTCGACTAGCCTCGTCCAAATCTTCCATGGGTACGGGCACCAACTTACAAAACATCAACAAGAAGGTGAAGTACCAGTTCATCCCTGACAAGGGCAAACGTATGGCCAACGTTGATCTTGAACAAGCTGACAGTCGCAACGTCGGGGCTATTTGTTGGAACTTACTAGTTGATGAACATGGCCCAGAATACGCCGGATCGTACCTTGATGCTTGTGAGTCCGGCGACCTGCACACTTATGTTTGTCGCATGGCTTGGCCCGATCTACCTTGGTCAGATGACCCGAAAGAATGGCGGGCCACAGCCGATCTAATCTGTTACCGCAACATGACTTACCGGGACATGGCAAAACGTCTCGGCCACGGTACGAACTTTCTCGGCACTCCGCGAACAATGGCGGGGCACACCAAAGTACCCACCAAACAAATCGCAGAGTTCCAGAAAAACTATTTCGCCGCATTCCCCTGCCTTATAGCTTGGCACGAGGATATTATAAAAGCACTACACGCTAACCGCCAGATCATAACCCTATGGGACCGCAAACGCACCTTCTTCAAAGACCCAGCTAACAAAGCCAACCACCGTGAAGCTACAGCCTACTCACCCCAATCCTCAACCGCAGATGAAATTAACCTCGGCATGATTGTTCTTTGGTGTGACGTACCAGAAGCCGAAATCCTACTACAAGTTCATGACTCCTTAGCCTTCCAGTACCCCGCCGAAATTGAAAACGACCTTATTCCTCGCGCACTCGCTGCTATCGAAGTTAAACAGACACTAAAACAAAATCGGGAATTTTCCGTACCTGTAGATTGCACTGTAGGTTGGAACTGGGGGGATCAAAAATCCTCAAACCCCGATGGACAAATTGGTTGGCATCCAGGGTTAGTTGACGACCGACCAATGCCAGTAGAAAACTATGAAGAAAAAAGCACGAAGGCAGTGCTGGAAAATAGGTTCAAAGAATTATGGGCGAAGAACTAACATGGCTAGAGAAATTCTCACGGTACACGGCTCCCTCAGGTTCACCGGAAATATTTCGCAAGTGGACAGGGATCATGATTATCGCGGGAGCTTTGGAGCGTCGGGCTTGGGTATACACTCGCGGGTCAAACCTCTACCCCAATCTCTACGTATTTCTTGTAGCACCCCCAGGAGTGGGCAAGTCAATGCTGACCAGCGTGGCGCAGGAAATGTTTATGGCACACGAGGATTTACATGTAGCACCGACCAACGTTAGTAAAGCCAGCCTTATCGATGCACTGTTCCAAGCCGAGCGTATTGTAGATTTGGGCGCGGATAATTTGGAACGGCATCAGTACAATTCTTTGATGGTGATTGCAAACGAACTCGGGGCACTTATCCCTGCGTACGAGAGTGAGTTCATCAACACCCTAACTGACATCTACGATAACAAACCCTATTCAGAAACCAAGCGGACTAAGAATTTGGAGATAACCATTTCCAACCCGCAGTTGAACATCCTCGCGGCCACCACACCCAGTTGGCTAACCGACCTTCTCCCCAAAGGTGCATGGGATCAGGGTTTCCTTTCGCGCACAATTCTAATCTACGCTGGCAAAACCAAACCCGTCAGTCTGTTTGAAGAAACTAAACTCGACCCGAAACTAATCAAAGAACTCAAACACACCTTTGAGGTTATCACCAGACTATACGGCAAATTCGCTTTCACTCCAGAAGCAGCGTCCTACATTGACGACTGGCAATTGAGTGGGTGTAAACCTGCCCCGTCCCATCCCAAGCTAATGCACTATAACACTCGACGCACAGCCCATCTACTAAAATTATCCATCATTGCCTGCGTATCTCGCCAGCAAAAGGAATTGCTTATCCGTCTTGAGGATATTCAAATAGCACTAAGCTGGATGGTGGAAGCAGAAGAGTACATGCTGGATATCTTCAAAGAGATGGACTCAGGTGGTACGCAAGAAGTGTTGAAAGAAATCTGGTACGACCTTTATAACATCTTCCTCAGAAAACAAAAACCCCTAGTCGAAGCTCAGGTCATACAAATAATTCAGGCCAAAGCGCCGGTGCAACAAGTGCCACAGTACTTTGACCTGTTAGTTCGTGCAGGTGTGTTACGCGAAGGTGTCTCGATGGAGGGTAGTAAAAGCATCAAGGTATTTAAACTAGCCGAATACCCTCATATGTAACGGGCAGTTGCACAAGCTGCTAATTTCCTGCGGTGCTGAAATAGGTCCACAGCAAATTGGTCTATCACCGGATCATTGGCGGACTTGAGCCGCTCTTTAACAACTTTCGGCGTAGGGGGTAATTCGGGACATACCCCCGCCAGCCTAGTTGTATTACATCCCGTCATAAGTGTTATCGCGATCAGTAGGCTCGTCAGCTTCAATCCGGTCGTATTCATCTTGCAGTTCCTTTCCGTATTCCTTCACCTTTTCCTCATGGTCTTTATACCCAGCTTGGCGCGCTTTAAGGTACAGCACTACCCCTAGTACCCCAATGCCAGCCACCAGCACTTGTTTCAAATTGCGGCTCAAGTACACCAAAACCGCTAACCCTATGAGGCCTAGAATTAACAAGCCCCACCACGGCACCCAGTAAACAAAAAAATCAATCATAGTCCGTTCTCCTCAACAGCCAGCTTAATCTCTTTCACTGCCTTAATAATCCGCTGATGGAATAGCAAGCCCAACACTGATAGAATTATAATCGCCCCCACCAGCACCAGTGTGGTTCTGTAATCCCCAAAGGCTGCAGAATAAATCGCTCCACCTGACGCACTGATAGTAGCCACACGCTCAATGAACCCACCAGACTTAACCAACGGTTTGTTTAGTGCTTCAGGCACAGCGGCAATTTTAACAGCCCCACCTTGTTCAGCTAACGCGCGTAACTTGGCAACGGTAATCTTATCGAAATTACCCGTTTTACGTAGGCCGTGCGCGTCTTGGAATAGCTTAATTGCCTTACGAGTTGCGCCACCCACAATACCGTCAATCGGCCCTACGGGATAGCCTAGACCAGCAAGCAACCTTTGCAGCCATGCATCTCGCCCATCGGGGGCACCGTGCTTTTTCTTATGGTCCCACACGCCTTTGATGTCGGCCACAGGCAAGCCACGCGCTTTAGCCCAAGGTATTACGTCAAACTGCGGGCAAGCTTTTGTGTGTTCATGGGGCTCAATAACCCCGTCACCATCTCCATCAGGTGACAAATCTCTATGCCCGCACCATTTGATTTTGGGATAACGTTTAGACAACTCCCCCATTCGCTTTTCCAGTGTACGCATTTGGGCGTCAGTTATATCAAACCCATTCCGGCCACCTTCAAGTGCGATACCGTAACTGATCGAATTGTACCCACGCACATGAGCGCCGATAAACTCAACACCCCGGCCCAGGATCAGTTTGCCTTTGCGGTTGATCCACTCGTTATATCCAATATCACTGAACCCACGAATAGCGTGCATACTACGTAGTGAGGCTGAAGTTAAATTCATATCAGCCGGGGTAGCCGTAACATGCACGACCCCTAGAGTTGTTTTGGTTCTTTTTTTCATGCTAGTTCCTTGCGTAACTTTTTGCTTCAGATTTTGCTCCCCGCTTACGTCTATTTCTCTTCTTGCGACGTTCTTTACTCCGAGCGATAGAAGCTGCGCGGCGAGCTTTGCTTTCTTCTACCGATGATTTATCCCGATCAGTTCTATCTCGCTTACCGAAAATACGATCAAGCCAGCTGCCACGTTTTCTCTTCTTCATATTCCCGGCTTGCCGATCACCCCTTGGATCAATGTCAATCCCCTTGGCAGCACGAATGCGGTTATTGACACGTCCCAGTCTTTCGTGGATGTACCCCCGAGAATTTACTGATTTGTCAACTTTAATCCGCTTATATGCATAGCCATTGCCGCCCATAATTGCGTCAGCCCCAAATTCATCACGAAATTCCTGATCAATAGGATCGGCCACTCTTTGTTTCTTCGGGCGGCCCGGTCCAGTTGGGGATATAATTGGTGGTTCCACCGTCGCGATTGGTTGTTCTGGTACGGTAACCTCCGGGAACACTCGATCGACTCCATCAGGGCTAGGAGGAACGGGTGCGGCTTCAGTCGGCCGCACAACCTGCGGGGTAAGTGGAGGGTTGTTGCGTATCACCTCCCCTGTAATGGGATTTGTACTTGCGCCCATTCCCAACATAGCTTCATCAACAGACATAGCGGGTTGGCTCGCGGGATCAATCTGACTCATCGAGCTACTATCTTCGCGGCTAAAAGCTTCAGCCCTATTTTCGTTGCGGCGGTTTTTGGCATTTTTAGTTTCATCCCGCGCCAGCCTTACTTCTTCCTTAACGGTGCGGCGAGATATTTCATGCTCTCTACCTATCCGTTTAGTTTCATCCATGTACACGATCAAATCGCCAGTCTCGGCAAAATCTTTTTCGGTTTGCTTATATTCTTTCTCCGCCCGCTCCAGTGCATCTTTGCGCGCCTTATGTGTAGCCGCTGGAATATCTAAAGGTGATTCAATCACAGACCCACCTATAATTGTAGGACGCACAGGAGGCTTAGGGGCTACTTCTTTTTTCTGCCCCTTGTTGATTAGAGACCCTGGACGCTCAATACCCTTTCTATCTAGGATAGCCAGTGGATCATCAGGGATTATTTCAGCAGCTTGCGCCTGAGCATACCCCGCCACAACACTAGACCTGTCGACTTTTTTACTGGTCGACCGCCAAAAAATATGGGCACCCACCGTGTTCACCTTTTTCATCTTCCGGTTCCACTTAGGGTTCACTCTTTTAGTATGGTAGTGATCAGCCCCCTCGGTGAAATCATAACTACCTCCCAACACATTATCCAATGCTGCCGAAGCCGTTTTCCAGTTCTTATTACTCTCTGAGTACTTCCCTGGATTGTTACCTTCTAGAACCCCTGGAGTATTCCATGTACTAAATTGGTGTATGCGGCGGCCATTCTTAACACTAGATTGCTTTGCAACTTTAGCCAGTGTATTCGGCCAGCGTGAACTTGCGGTTCGGTTGACCATGACATGCACCACAGCCTCCATCCCTTTTTTTCCTTCTCCGCCAGCTTCACCTAGCACAGTCTGGATGATTATTCTTCGATCTGCAGTGGTCAGTTTCATTTCACTGGGCCTTTCCTATTATAAATTGTTCACCAACGTAGAATAACGTTGTAGTTTCCCACAGTGGGTGACAAGAATGATACACATAAGCGTGACTGAAATTTTTAACCTGTAACGGGTTGAGTTTCAATTCCCAATCCCCCCAGAGAAACTTACCCCCGGCGCGCAACTTAGTAGCCTCGTGCATTGTCATCGGAACGAGTACTTTATTTCCATTCGGGTCGCCGTACCACCATTCCAATTTCACATAAGAACAGTTCGGGCGAACCTTGTATGAGTACCCTCTGACCAGCGTGCTGTCAGAGCTAAAGGGCACTCGACGCTCGATCACAGTTCCTCGAGTAACCGGAAAGTATTTACCTTCCAATACTGGTCCAGTCACATACACAATCAACAACACCATCAGTGCTACGATAATATTGATCATTAGACTTAAAAGCTTAATCATTTAGTCAGACCTCCGGCAAGTATCCAAGCGAGTATGGAAGCTCCAATAATCCCGCCAGCACCTACAATCAAGTTGCGAATAATTATGTTATAACCTTTAAGTATATCTTTGATGTCAGTCAGTTCACCTTTGATGTGGTCGTAATGCACACTTTCAGTCGCTCTATCTACCCTAAGCTCTTGCAGATAAAGTTCAACTTTTTGTAAACGTAATTCCAGTTCTTCAAATTTGTCCACTGGTTACCTCTTATCTTGTATTTTACGTCCAGTTAATTTAAGTTTCCCTGCCAATCTTACGATAGTATCGGTCATACTATATCCTTATTCTGCTGGTAAGTAAGTTTACTAGCTCTTTAAGTCTCGCTACAGCCCTAACTGAATGGTAGAATAAAAACCTCTGAGGAGGGCTTATTTTCAATACTTCAAGAGCTTCGTCAAATATTAGGTCAGCCACATGATACCCTCTAGAAGAGTTGGCCTTCCACCACAGCCAGTCGTGAAGAGCGGCTGCTTGTGCGTAAGGTCCATCTGGCTTAAAGAAATGCTTTAGCGGCCCCGGCATAGTTGCTAGGTCCGTTGTATATCCTTTAGGGACGTGGATAATCCACAGTGGCCTATCATACGAATCAAAGTGAAAGGAAAACCCCTCAGTCAAGCGTACTATTTCCTGACCGAGGGCAGTCTTCATATTAGTTTTCTCGTATTTTAAAGGGGCAGTAAAGCTAGACATTAATCCCAGCTAATGCTTTCTGCTTGTCTCCAAGCTGTATCTACCTGCTCTTCTGTAAGAGGAGAAGCAGCTACTAAGTTTACTAGCAACGCATTAGTACGTTTGAAAGACTGTTGGTTTTTAAACACAATCTCTGCTAGGTCTTTAGCATCTTGTTCCTCTTCAGTAGCTTCTGGCATAGCTGCAATCAAAGTTAGGATAGCAACCTCTGTCATGCCAAGCTTCTTAGCCATGAACAAGAACGCTGGGCGAGACAAAGATGGGAATTCGGGTGCAGGTGGGTTTTTCAGCACATCGATCTCAGCGGTAGCCGTGGCGAGTGCTTCTTTGGCTGTTTCTGCTTCCGCAACTACCGCCGCTTTTTCCGCTTCGGCAACAGCCTTTTCACTAACCGCCGTTTCTTTTTCAGCCGTTACCGTGGTGATTGTATCAATTGTCGCTGCTGCTTCCGCTGACAGTATTGCCTCAAGATCAACCCGCTTGGCAGGCACGTCTTCAATTTTAGCTGAGATTTCAACACCGTCTTTTAAAACCGCTGTTTTTACCTTTTTGAAAACCTTGTGCAGCACTTCATCTTTTAGTTCAATTCGAAACCCGATAAGGGTTGTTGTTTCTGAATAGGCCATTACTGCGCCTCCAATATTTCGACTTTGCGTGATAGTTCTTGAACTGCTGCCCATAGAACCGTTGTTAGTTTTGAATAGTCTACTTGTTGATTAATAGCATCGCCATCGATATCAACAGCATCCTTCTCACCGGACACAGCCCAAGGGACTTGAGCATCCACCTCGTGAGCAAGCATGCCTATTTGGCGGACAGTTTCGGGGTCTTCACCGTTAGCAATTGCCTCTGCAACGTCAGCTTTGAACGCCTGTACCCGCGTTGGCACTGCCATTACTTTCGCAAGGGCTTGAGTACCTACGTCTGTTATTTCGTCAAATGTTACTTTGAGGCGGTAGTCTGAGGTTGTGTTGTAGGCAGTAGATGATCCGCTTGTTGTTACTGCGCCAACAAAGCCGTTAGGATTGTAAAAAGTGTTATGGTATGCCGACGTCGTGATGGTTGCCGAACTTCCTCGGCGCTGCCCACTATCAGTAAAGTATGATCCCGAACTTGCTCCGGATGAGCTAAAATCACCAATCTCAAGAATATCCACTGGGGCAGTGTTGCCAATACCAACAAAGCCGGAGCTACTGATGGCCATTCGCTCCACATCCGCTGTGGAGAAGGCCAACGAGTTATTGGCATTATTATACCGCACACGACCAGCGTCACGGTTAGCAGGATCACC